ATTCCTCCTACAAAGGTAGGGATGGAGAGAAACGTGCCAGTCTGAAACTGCGCGTCGTTCCGCAAGTTGAAGCAGTGGAATAATTAAGTAGAAACAAGGGAGAATCTTATCAGGGGGTTCTCCCATTTTCACGAGGAAACACATAATGGAAAAAACCACCATCACTGTGGAAGTTTCAGAATCGTTCTTCCTGGATCAAGGTAAGTTTAGGGAGGGAGGTATCCTAAGCAAATTGAGGAAAGCAGGAATCCCAGCCAGACTTGCTGATGTTACACGAGCTTTATTCGTAACTAACGGAACTCTGACTCATAATTATAACATCGCGGAGGGAGTTCTAACTTTCTATTGGACAGGAGACGTATCAGCAATTGTCGAGGGTCCGCCGAAACCTCGTAACACGGGGGAATTAATGAATGTTTGGAAACAGGAGAGATATGAGTTAGGGCAACTACTCAGAAGGGTAGAACCCTCTGTTGCAGCTGAGATACAAAAATACGAGTTGATGGAGGCATTTGGTTGCAGAGGAGATACTATAAAAGGGCGCCTAACTGAATTACTGAATATTAAAATCCAACTTTATGCAATGATAAACAATCTTCCTAAAGAAAAGCCATGAACGCAAAACGCTGCAAACGAATTCGTCGTGTCCTTTCAGGTTTGCCTGTCGCCCAATTGGAAATCTCCTATTCTGGAGGAGTTCCTCTCACCTTCAGATACCCTAAAGATTCCTACCAGCGTGTCTATAAAGACATCAAAAGGTTCAATTAAACATAAATGAAAATCCTGATAAACTATATGGCTCATGAGGCCGCATATCTTCCAGTTCTGCAATACTATGTGCGGAATTGTGGATATGCGGCCGAAGTAACGACATCCACCCTATCTATTTCCGAGCTGGTAACAAAGGCAAAAAGTAGGGGATGTCAAGGAATCTTCCTTTGCAACGAATCCACACTGAAAGGATTGGTTCCAGCGAAGAACGCCACCCTAGATTTGTATCGTGGATCCCGTCTTGATTACTCGATTCCTGTTATCGTAGGAAATTCCCTCGCACAAGTTCACACAGTAGATCATGGGAAGTTTATCCTGCAAACAGACCTTGAGAAGTTCAAACGCCTTGGTTGTAAGGAGACAAAGAACTTTACATTCGAGGTGCTGGAGTCTACGGATAAATTCCAGGATGCACTAGAAGAAATCAGGAACGCAGTCGTAGTAGCTTACGACATCGAGACTGTAACTATCTCAAAAGAGGGAAAGGTACAAACGGGTGATACTGATGAAGAATCTGATGCAGTGGAAGGCGGGGAGACAATCATTACCTGTGCTTCATATTCGTGTTTTACCCCGCAGGGACGGATCGAAACATTCGTATTGCCGTTCTATAACTTCATGCAGAGACATTGGCACAATGATTCGGATTTTGGCCTGGCCCTGTCGTTTTTACGTGAGGCTAACGCGACAAATACTCCGAAGGTAATGCATAATGGAATGTATGACTGCATTCATAGTATCGTTTATCATGCTTGGCCAAGAAATTTTTGCCTCGATACGTTAGCTATGACGCACGCACAGTATAGTTCCCTTCCAAAATCCCTTGACTTTGTAGCTTCTGTTACCCTTCCAGATTTCTATCAGTGGAAGCCACAAGCTAAAGAAGCCTCAGCTAGCAAGGACATTAATAAGTATTGGGAGTACAATGCAAAGGATACATTCAACACCCTGCGGGTTTGTCTGCACTATCTTAAACATCTCCCCGCTTATGCTCGACGCAATTATGCGTCCCAATTCAAACTGGTCTATCCTTCATTATACTGTGGATTCGAGGGGTTCCTCATTGACAATGATAAAAGAGAAGAACTGCGTCAGGAACGAGTAAAAGTCCTTGAGCAAATGCTATCTGAGTTGCAGATCATGGTTGATGATGTTGGGGATATCCATGCAAAGAAACCCACAGGATTTAACCCAGGAAGCTATCGCCAGGTACAGTTCTATATTTATGATATACTGGGGGCGAAAGACCCACGCATCGGATTCAAGAAGGACGCCAACAAAAGGAAAACAAGAATAGAAAGGGGAACAGATGAGAAAAATCTTTCTGCCGTAGGAGAGCAGCATCCTATTCTGCATGCCATCACGAGTAGGATCCTGAAATACAAAGAAGCACAGAAAGCAATTGGAACGTACTTCGATTTTGTGCAAAGAAGCGGACGGCTGCTTTACAACATCAACCCGTTCGGAACTGATACAGGTAGAATGAGCGCCCAGAAATCCTCCTTCTGGTGTGGAACGCAGGCACAGAATATTCCGGCATATGCTAAAGAAATGCTCGTTGCTGACGAGGGTTTTATTCTTTGTGAGCCTGATAATTCTCAGAGCGAAGCCAGATGTACAGCTTACCTGGCACAGGATGAGAAACTGATTGAGGCATTAGAAACGCCGGGCCGGGACTTCTACAAAACCCTTGGAACTCTGTTCTTTGAGATTCCATATGAGGAAGTAACGACGGAATTTAGGAACCTCGTCCTCAAGAGGATTGTGCATGGTACTAACTACATGATGGGTGCAGAAACATTCATCCAAAATGCAGGAGTGGATAACCTTATGTACGCAGCCTCAACCCTTGGAATTAAGATAGGGCCACTAGCAGGACAAATCACATTGAAGGGTTTTGCCACGATGCTCCTCAATAAATACCATATGCCATTTGCAAGAATCCGGCAATGGTATGCAGAAGTAAAAAATGAAATCTCCAGTACGCACATGTTGAAAAGTCCTCTAGGGCATACCAGATATTTCTTTGGCGACATCCAGAAAAAGCACCAGATTTTCGCTAGTGCAGTAGCACACGGGCCACAGAATTTATCTGTGTCAATTCTTAACATTGGATGGTGGAAACAGTGGCAACTGCAAAAACGGGAACCGGGGGATTTCCGCATGAAAGCACAGATCCATGACAGTGCGCCATTCCAATACAGGAAAGGAAGGGAAGATATCAGGAAGGAAGCCATTGAGTGCTTTAACAATCCAGTCGTAATCCACGGACGGACTCTCAGGATTCCAGTGGATTACAAATCAGGTGTTAATTGGGGTAACATGAAAAAAGGAGGTTAAACATGAACATGCATGAGGAGCAGAAAGATTGATACAGAAGATTTCTTCACGAGATATTTCAGATACATCGGGGAGAGTGAAGCTCCCCCTATCTACCATAGATGGACTGCCTTATCCATCATCGGGGCTTTATTGGGTAGGAAGGTATGGCTTCCTTTCGGGACATCCGAAATCTATCCGAATCAGTATATCATGCTTATGGGATCAGCTGGCGCCAGAAAAGGTACAGCTATCAATCCCGGGAGAAAACTCCTCCGTCTCGCAGGTTACGATACCTTCGCTGCGGATGCGGTGTCGAAAGAAATGTTTCTCGCAGATATGGGCAGGAAGAACACCGAACTGGTGGATTTAGATATAGAAACACTGGTCGATGATAATCCCACGGAAACATATGTCATCGCAGAAGAATTCAATGACTTCATCGGACAGGGAGACTTGCCTTTTGTCACAAGACTTACTAAGCTTTGGGATAACATGGATGAATACAGACACCCAAAGCTACACGGCAAATCCGTTTACATATACAAACCCACTGTAAATATTCTAAGCGCAAACACCCAGCAAAACTTTTCTATGGCAATTCCACCAGAAGCTATTGGAAATGGATTCTGCTCACGATTCCTTTTCATACACTCAGAGCCAACAGGAATACAAATTACATTCCCAGCGCCCCCAGATTTAGCAGATAGAGATTGGTTAGTTGAGAGGCTAAAAAGAATAAAAGCCTGTTGCGGAGGGCCGATGACTATAGCACAGGACGCAAGAAAAACTTTTGATCGTATCTACAAGGAGTTTAAACCCATTGATGACCACAGATTTCAACACTATAGCACAAGAAGATTTACACACCTTCTCAAGCTTTGTATTATTATTGCGGCGGCGGATACAAGAAGAGTTATCACAACCGCTGACGCAATTAACGCAAACACAGTACTTCACTATGCTGAAAGAAGAATGCCAAAAGCACTTGGAGAATTCGGAAAAGCCAGGAACTCCTCAACAGCTGCGGCTATTCTAGATGTCCTCAATAGAGCCTCGGAACCAAAGACTGTAAATGAAATATGGAAATTCGTATCCAAGGACCTTAATAAATATGCAGAGCTTCAAGACATCATTGTGGGACTCACAAAGGCGGAGAAAATCCAACTAGTGAAAATCGGTAGGAAACAAGGATATCTTCCCCTACACACGGAGCGCACTGAATGGGATGATGCGCTTCTTAATTTAGATTACTTAACAGAAGGAGAGCAGGAATGAGCCAGCTTTATAAAAATCCAATCACGCAAGACATTAGTTTCCGAGTTGATGTAGAAGGAATTCAAGTCCAGTGCATAATTTCAGTCACTGCCGAGAAAAAATATCCCTTTGAGCGGATGGCTCGGATAGCCGAGTGTATCAAAATGGACATTAAGGATGATCTCATATTGCTGAAGTATGAAGAAGTAGAGGAAGAAACAGATGACACTCTCTAAATATATTTCTGGCCTCATGCAGAACATTGCATACCCGCCAGAGATTAAGAAAGACAAAAACACAAGGCAGGTCGTTCTAACTTTCAGGGACGAGGAATCCATGATAGACTTCTTTAAAGAGGTTTATAAGAAAGGAGTCCGCCAAGGAGAGCAATTAGGAAAACTGCACGAAAGGAGTAAGAAAAAGTGAACCCAGTTATAGAGCACAGATATGGCAAGATCACAGTATCAAACCACATGATCAGAAATAATTCTGAAGCATTACAGGCTCTATTGTCCAATGTAATTGTTCTGCAGACAGATTACGATTTCATGTCCAATACTACAATGTATAAATGTGCGTCAAGTTACTTTGATCAAGTCCCTCCAGGTAACATACCCCCAGAATATAAAGCACATTTAACCTATAAGCCGGATAGTTTTCAGTTGATTGTCTGGTTTGAAAGGATAGAACCGTGAGCGACGACTTCGATTCTAAACGACCAGACCATCCAGATTTTATGACGCATGGAGAACTTAAGAAAATCGAGTTTTCAGGAGTACGTCATAACAGCATCAGCAATGAAGTGGAAATATGGGCGGCTGGAGAAATCAAGGAAACAATCCCAAGAACGGCACTCATCTTAGATGCGCAGTTAGCAATCGCACAGGCCATTGAACGAGTGTTTGGTATTCATTATGTTATAGTAGGAGAATCTAAAAATGCTCTTAAGTTACACTGAGATTTGCGCGCTGATCGAACAGGGAGTCATTGAGGGAGCGACGTATGAGGATGTGAATTCTTCCTCCCTTGATATTCATCTTGGGAAGAAGCTTCTTGTAGAAGACATGATAACAGGACAGCCAGAAACACATGGTTACTTAGAAATAAGTCTCAAGAGTAGGACTCCTTTAAGAACCTTTCAGGCTAATACTCCAATACTATTAAGACCTAATGTATTTATTCTTGCACAAAGCAAAGAAATCTTCCATCTTCCCAACACTATCAGTGCTGAGTATAAACTCAAAAGTAGTATGGCCAGAATAGGACTGGAACATCTTAACGCCGGCTGGTGCGATGCAGGATGGAATGGATCTGTTCTTACCCTTGAATTAAAAAACATGACGCGGAATCATAGTATCCTTCTGCAGGAGGGAGACGCTATAGGACAGATTGTTTTCTTTAAGCATACCCCCGTGCCAGAAGGTAAATCTTATGCAGTTAGGGGAAGGTACAATAACGACAAGACTGTTATGGGAGCGAAAGAGCAAAAATGCATCCAGCTCTAACACTAGAGTATCAGGTTAAGAACGCAGCTAACCCTCCGGTCTACCCTTCCACAGAACTTGAGAAGCAGGAGCGGGAAAAATGGAGGGCGCTGCGTAGTTTAGGAATGGGTGAGTTATCATTGCAAATTCTGCAGGCAATGGAGGAGGGAAAGGGTTATACACGACAAGATTTAGCAGATGCCTTAGACCTCAGTCGCAGTACAATAAATGCAGCATTCAGGCTTTTCGCTGGAAAATTAGGATATACCGTGATAACTCGCACGCCCGGAGCTATAGGTCGCCCGGCTCATATCCATTATCTGACACCAGAGGGTATCAAAGCAAAGGAGTATTTCAGTGATCTGTGTAATGATTGATGTAGAAACTTGTGGTCTGCTTCCATCATCCAGAATCCTTACCATTGGAGCGACGGTATTTTCCATTAATGGAGAACTCTCAGATCCATTTTATGCAAGACTTAAAGCTCCAGATCAAGGAACCTTCACAACCGATCAGAGTACAATGGAGTGGTGGAGTAGGCAGAATTCTAATGTAAGGGCAGAGGCTTTTGAAGGAGTTGTATCCTATAGGACAGGACTTTTAGTTCTTGCGGATTATCTTGATGGACTTCGTCTTATGGAGGATAATGCACTAGCGGTGTTTGCAAACCATTCCAATTTCGACTTTCCTATGTTGGAACACTCCTTCAGGCAATATGAAATTCCAGTTCCTTGGCGATATACTAAAGTCTATTGCTACGCCACACTTAGGAATCTGCTGAAAAATAAAATCCCAACAGACCGCGGAATTAAAAATTCCCACATCAGTCTTGAGGATGCACAGAATCAGGCTCGGCACTGCATTAAGTTGTTACGGTATCTTTTTTGAAAAGGAGACTGGTATGAACCTGAGGAAATTTGAATATCAGAAAGCGGAATACGTTAAGGCATTCAAGATTCTAGAATATATATTTGTAGCACGTACAACATCGCCGAACTACTTTCTGCTAGATTCCGGAATGCCGAACATGCCATTTGCAATGGCAGTCCCAGACAGCGTGCGTAATCCAACAGATGCCATAGGAAAATATTTTATCATGTATGACGACGGAGATCACGATATAGTGGATAAAATATCTTTCGAACTTGAGTTTATGCCAAGAACCTAAGACGACAAAAAGCCCCTCTTTCCATTGCGGATCGAGGGGCTTTTTTTGCTTTTACTTTAGTGCATTGAATCAATCAGTGCCATAGTAGGACTATTCGGCGCCAGATAATTCCTAACGGTGGAGTCCGAAGGAAGCATAGTCTGGGCCAATGCCGTATTAACTGCACTATTCCATCCGCTGGGACTTCCTGTCCTCATGTATTGCTCAGCCAGCTCAGAAACAATTGCTGGATTGAGTGTCCCACCACGAAGGTGAGTCCTAAGTTGTTGAGTGATTTCTTGCCTTCTATCCCTGTCGATACTCCCATAAACAGTATTAAGATGAACAGCATCTCTAGCACGAACTTCCGAAATAGGCCTGGCAGCAAAACCTCTTGCAATGGCACTATTCCATGTCCAGATTTCCTCAGGCCCGGCGATAATATTCCCTTTCTGTGTAATGGAGTGGCTGGTTCCAAATTCTGCCAGTCTGGCTACTGGACGAGAGATACTTTGAAGTGTTAGAGCCTCCATAATTCCCTGTCCCGCAGTCTTATCCACACTGAACACAGAATTAGCAACCCTGCGCATTGCATCATAAACTTGGACAGTCAGATTAACCGCCGGGATTGCATTAATTCCCTGCGTTGGATCTGGTATCCTTGGCTGCAATTCACCCCTAGTAGTAATAGCAGGAGGGAGATTACTAGGCAAACCGTAAATAATGCTCTGTGCCAATCCATCAGGAAGATCTCGGAAAGTGCCAGTGATAAGATCTACGTTGTCATCCGAGAAATGATTTCCAATGGCTTCACTCACTATATTAAATCCAGGGAGACTCTTTGCACCAAAAATGGTACTCTGCATTAGCATAGCTTTTGCTAGTGCTTTGAATTCACCCTTCTCTAGATGACGGAAAAGACTCTGTGCCATAGTGAGCATGTAGGTTTGGAACAACCCCATGGCCACACCAAAGGTTCCTTGGAACATAGTAGGACGTTGCGCAGCAGAGTAATTACCAATTGTCCGTTCCATGAAATCCCGAGCAAAGATTAAAGCACCATTGTCGTTAATTCCGGGATAGGACTTCCTAGCCATGTACAGTCCTGTCATAAAAGCTTTTTCACGAACGAATTGCTCTGACCAGTCAGTAGCCTTACTGAGCATTTCCACAGTTCTACTACGGAGTAAATCTTCTGTAGCAGAAAGAATCCCAGGATCGACAGAGCGGGTGCGACGGAATAGTTCGTCAGCCTCAGAAACGACGCCTTTGAAAAGGTTAAGTTCCTTAGCTTTAGCCACAGCAGGATCAGCCGCGAGTCCTTTATATCTCCAACCATCAAAGATAGTTTTTACTACGCTGAGTTCAGGACGCCCAACCAAATCTGTTCCCATAAATTTAGCTGGAAGTTTAGAGGAAATCTCCGAAGTCATGAGAATCGGCAAAGAGATTGCATTAACATAAGCTTGGCCAAGTTCTCCCACACGGAGAAGTGTAGTTGCAGCCATAGTATTAGCAAGAACTGTAAGACGAGGAGCCAAAGATTCTGTAATCGCAGTCCTGTCCGCATGGAAAAGTGCAGCACGCTCCTGCTCATACTGAGTGAAAACAGCAAATGGATTAGGGATTCCTCTTTCTTCTAATTCCTGTGCATAGGCGGCATAATCCTGAGCTGAGGCAGACTTCCCCTTTCCAAAGATAGTCTTTCCAACATTAAGAACGGGATCCATGACTTCCGCTATAATGTTAAGACCTCTCTCAAGGATTGCAGAGTAGATCTGGTTAGTTCCTCTCCAGAGATAACTCTCATCGACAGTGCTTTTACCAAGGATAGTTTTCATTAGGACGGACGCGGCATCCGGTTTTGTCTTCCTGAAAATACCTGACGCAGCCGGCTGTCCTTTTACTGATGCCTGAGTATACTCACTGGATTGACGCAAGAAATCAAAGACATCACTGAACTGGAGTTCCGCCATACTCTTGATGTTGTAGTTAAGCTGATGTTCATACGCATTGATCATATCTACTAGACGTTCGGCAGAAACACCAGGACGTGCGCTGGCACTAGAACCACTATGCAACATAGCAACATCCGCAGATTGAGCGAACATAGGATCATGTCGTCCCTGCAAGATATTATAGAGTCTCTGATCAGTTCCACGTTCTACGATATCATGCGTCCTTCCAATAGAAACGTCGGGCCTAGCCTTGTAAATCCTAATTGCGTCCTGCAAACCCTCTTCCGTCTTACTGTGAAGAAGCGTAGTAGTATGATCCAGTTTGTTAATCACATAGGCAATATATTTATCCTTGGGATTAAAGGAGGGCATCCAGAATCCCAAGTCACTGAACATCCCAGTTCCAGGAACTTGGCGAAGTGTCCTAGCTTGTTCATAAAGCTCGCGTCCGGATTGGCTAATCCAATCAAAGACACGAAGAACAGATTCGGACTGGATAATGAAATCTTCACCTTCATACTGAGCACGGATTAGGTTAGGAACCTCAACATTCTTTCCATTGGCGTCCTTAATAACTTTAGTCGGAGCTGTAGGATCCGGATGCCAGAAACTACCATCACGAAATTCCCTATATCCTTTGATTTTAGCATTCACATGGTCAGCGATATTAAATTCCGTCAGAGCTACCTTATCACGAGCGAGCGTAAGCAATTCGTCCTTTACAGGAGCGAAAAACTTGTTCACTGCTTGGAGGTGAAGTTCTGTAATGTCTTTCCCAATCTGAGTTGCAATAGGGCCGATTTCCTCCATTCCCCTAAGAGCATGGTCTGCACTGGTGGCGAAGCGAGTACCCATGAATTCATTAGCAGTAATCGCAAGTTTATTTCTTACGATGTCGCGCAGCGTTCTAAAATCTTCTCCTGCCAGAAGTTTCATCCAATCTTTGATGTACTGAGATTTAGATGCAGCAAAGAGTCCTTCCTTAATGACATCATCTGCATCTCTGGCAATTGCCTGGCCAAGATTAGAACGCATGATGGCATGAGGAATTTTATTCGCATTAGTGCGAAGCAGAAGGCTACGATTCTTGACATCCAAAATCTGGCCAATAGCACTGGCGTCAGTATATTTCATGTAGTCGAGGTTAGTCTTAACATGCATGGGAAGTCCGTTTGCAATAGCCTGAACGAACTCCAACTCTGTGTTAAGACGTTTCGCAATAACCAATTCGGGAACTCCTTGGCGAAGCAAAACATCTGCTTCTGCCATTTTAGCAGCTTGCAGATATTGCATAGCCTCAATTAGAGTGGTCTTGGTTCCATCAAGTTCCAGCTTGATGTCATTGGGATTGATGTTGGAATTCCGTACCTTAGTGATAAATCCCTGAATCGCGGCGTAGTCATCCTTAGCGATTTTAACTGGACGAAGCAAAGCATCATCTGAGAAACTGTCGAAGTAAGCAAGTCCCTGCAAATAGCGTAAATCCATAGCTGGAGTGCTAGTCTTAATGGCTTCGATACCGACTTCAGATTCTGGAGAAAGGTGCCAGTTCTTTGGAGCTCTTCTAAGAACGTCCTCTACAGAATGAATCCCCATATCCACCGCGCCACCATAGTGTTTCAAATCTTCGGGACGCATGAACGTATCGAATTCTGGATTATATACCACGGAAACCGTGCGCTCTCTGCCGGTCTTTTGATTCTTGCGGAGGAAGGGAATTCCAGTATCTCCAGCTTCAACCGTATCTGACAAAAAAGGATTCTTCTTGATGTGATCCAGTGAAGCCCCTTCCCCAATTTTCACTAGACGAACCGCATCGACCCCTTGAAATTCAGTGGGGCGCGACGCCATAATCTTAATGATGTGTTCTTTAAGTTCCTGTCCGCCAGTTGGTAAGGTATCTGCACCGCCTAGCATTCGGTTGAATAGCTCAATCTGGGCGGCTGCGCTTTGCTTGATATTGAATTCAACCAAACTCTTGGTATGCTGAGTGAGGTCCGTCCTAGTAGCAAGGAGGTTAGTCCAGTTTTCAATGTTGGTAGAATGACTAACAAGCTGACCAGAAAGGTTTTCCGTGATATTAACTGGAACATATTTCTCCAGGAGGATATCATTACTAGTCTTGGCTACTTCCTGACGGACTCCCTTAACAGCATAACGCTGCATAATAAGACCACCGACACCTAGAAGTCCAGTTCCAAAAGCAATACCAAGTCCGGCATTCTTAATGGGATCCTTGAGATAGTCCTCCATATAAGGATGCGCATTCATGGTAGCAAGCAAAACACCCTCGTAGACAGTAGCATCTACGAGGGCATTTCCTGCAGTAGCAAACCGGTTTTCCCACATAAGACTACGATAAGCGGTGCTGGCTTTACCTGCATTTTCATATGCAGTCTTGATCCCGGCAAGCCTAGCAGTTTGTCCAGCAGTAGAAAACCAATTAACTCCCTTCGCTCCAGCTCGAAGAAGATTCATTCCCTTGGTAGCAATACCTCCAGGAACTACTACTCCCCCGATAAAAGAAAGGAGTTTAACTGTACCTTCGTTCTGATTATAGATTTCAGCAAGATTCTCATTAATCCCACCGAGAATGTCGCGAGTATCGTACTCATACTGTTCAGGGACGACAGAATTCCAAATGGAAACTCCTGTATCCACCGCCGCAGCGATTGGAATTCCTAAGAGAGTGGAAACTGCGTTACTTTCGATTCCATATTTAGCAAGCGAAATGTCTGATTGTTCGCCTGTGAATTCTGCCAGATCCATGATGTGTTCCTTTATTTATTAAAGTGAGATTACAGTACGTTCAGAGGAACGCCTTGCCACTGCTGATTCCACGGAGTAATAGTATCAGCTGTACTGGTATTATGCAAAATTAAAGCTTGTGTCTTTTTCTGCAACGTAGGTAGATCAACAACCTCCCCATAGAGAGTACTATTTGCTTTCTGAGCATTAGCGAAAACAAACTTTTGAAGAAGCGCCGCTCTACTAGCTTTCTGTTCCTTAGGAGCATTTCCTACGTACTCAGAGAATAGGGTAGAAATCTCCATCGGCCTTTGTTTATGAGCATAGGATGCAAATGTTTCAGCTAATTCTGGGATCTGGGAAAGTCGCTGGCCATCTACAGTCTCAGTCCAGCGACTGACATCTTTTTCAAACTCTCTTGCTTTGAACCTCTTAAATACCCTGACTGCCGTTTCGATCTTCTGCAGCTTGATTCTCTGCAAATCCTCCTTACTCTTTGTAAGCATTTCTTGCCCAAGCATCAAATTAAGTGCTTCTTTCTCATCCTTTGAAAGATATCTACCTGCCACATCTTTGAGTTTGGCTGGATCTTCCACAAGTCCCTTAATGGTCTTAAGTTCCTGCTGAACCACAGAAGGACTTTGCCCAGCCGTAAGAGCTTGTTGCCTAACTACATAAGGTTCTGCCATCCCTACACCAGCAATTGCAGCAGTAAGCATATCTTCTGGCTTGGCCCCGGGATCAAGAATAACTTGAGCTTCGTGCTTGAGTGCGGGAGTCTTAGCAATCTGGGCAGCTTTAATGTTAAGTTGCTCATCTGGAGTATCAGGATACAAGGCTTTAAGTGCGGCCCGGTTTGTATCGGTTAAGGAGGAACCAAATCGCTCAGCTTCCTCTACGGAAATTCCCTGCTTTCTAAGCATTTCCCCAATAAGACGCTCTTGAATCTTGATAAAAGACCCTACAGCAGAACCATGTCGCATCCTATCAATGTCGGTTTTGACAATACCTTCCGCCATCTGATAAGACTGCATTTCAGCAACACGGAGCCTTTCACGAATCTGCGCTGTGATAGGACTGTCGCTCCTATACAAATGGTATTTAGGATCCGATTTATCCAGCTGCTCATTCTCTAGAAGTTGTTGCCTAAGATTAGCAAGTCCTAGTTTTTCCTCAGCCAAACTCTGAGCGCGCTGGAGTCTCTCTGTGTTGTAAACAGAGAAATCAGATTCCAGTTCTGCCATAAGTTTTTGCTTTGCATCCAGATCTTTTTCCTTCTGGATAAGATCCATCTTATTGTAGAAATTCAAGCCTGGGTCTTGACCAAATGTATTTTGCTTTCCCAGCACGTTTGTGACCAGGATCCTTCCATCTGGTTGTTGCGTAGCCTCTATTCCAGATGGATTGCCTGGAGCATAGCTGTTTAAGAAATTAGCATCCATTATTAAATCCCCAAATAGTCAGAGATACGCTCCCCACCACTTCCGCCATAAAGACCCGGACTTAGCAGAGTGCTAGATTCTCTTGCCGGAGTCGCGCCAATTCCACTTCCGCTAATATAAGAAAGAGGACCACTACTATTCTCCTCATCCTCATCCCCAGAGTAAGAAATAGCTTTATTGGACGTAGTAGTTGCGCCACTGCTCATGCTACTTTTAGACTCTGTTCCTGAAGAAGTAGCCTGTCTAGTAGTTGTGCCACCTTTTGCGACATTAAGAGCCTGAACCAAAGCTCCCATAATAGCAGTATCAGGACGGGAAACTGTTTCCAGAAGCTGCATCAAATTAGAACTAATATTTCCATAAGATTTAGCTTGTTCAGCTCCCAAGGCAGAAGCTGCGAGAGAGGCATCCCTAGTAGCATTTCCAGCAAGAAGAGCCTGCATACTACCAGCAGAAGTTCCTGCTCCCTCAATCGCCCTACTAATAGCCGGCATGTTTTGTTCCATAGCTTTTTGCAAGGTCAAAGCCATGAGGCCTTGTGCATCACCAAAAGCATTTTGCTTACTATAATCCTGCAGTAAGCCTTGAAGCATTGGATAGAGCGAGTCCCGCTGATTAGTAGAATATCCGGGCGCGTTGCCTTGAAGCAACATTCTGATAAGAGCATCCAGAGACTGTTGAGCCAGAGGATTAAACTGAGTAGTAGTTTCATAGACATCCTGCTGAGAACTCCCTGATGCCGTTGTTGAGGATGGACCTACCGTACTGGTTTCTTTGATATTAGTAGGCTGCGCTGCCAAAAGTCCAGAGGCTTTCGTATCATATCTGCTAGCTGGTTGTGCCATTTTATCGCCTTCCTGAAATACGCCCAGTGAATTCCAGATTCCTTATGTCGAACTCACCAGTAATTGAGAAATTAAACCATTTTGCTGCATATTTGGGATAGACATGAGCATATCCGACCCCAGTGAAACTTTTTGATTCCGTGAGTGCTGCATGAACAGATCGACCATCTAAGGAAGCTTCAACTTCAATTTCCCCTGTAAAAGGTCTGGCAAAATGGCATGTTACTACCTCTGGATATGTATATCCCTGTCTGTAAAAACCGAGCCTACCATACTTCAAATAGGAATCGCTACAGACCGAGGAAAAAAGCGTTACATACCCACTAGTATTTAGTGTCCCAGCGTCCATTCCGAAGTTAGAGAAGGAGACAACCTTTTGATGGTTTGAGTTCAGTGGAGCATAATCAACAAGGCATTTATAGTCTCCCTTGAATTTACCCCATTTCTGATACACGGTATCATAGACGTAGGCACCAGTATAAGTCGGATAGATAGGAGCAATCGTACCGTTCTGCAGTAGGAACGTCGCGCCAGGAAAAGTCAAGGAAGCATTCTGCGGAAGTATAGCATTTGCAGGAGCGGCCCATCCAGTGAAATTCAACGTTTGCTGGTTCGTATTATATGTAAACCTCGCTGGAGGAGTTCCCCCAACAAGATAAGATCCCCAGTCTAGGTTAGTCTGAGTTCCAGTTGCTTTAGAAACAGTGCTTATTGCTTCTGTCTCTGTTACTAGGGAAGTATCCGTGGTCTTACGAATTCTCCACATTCCATATGTAGGACCAGAAAAAGACTGTACATCTACGTTCGGACCTGAAGTCCATAACACACAAATTACAACTCTATATAGTACTAAAACAGAATTCGGTGGAAATAGTGTAGTATCCCACCCAGTTGGCAAACTACCTGGAGCTTTATAATATATATTTTTATATGCAGCGGGCTCTCTATCATTTAGATCATAGATCCAATCACTCTCCGAATGAAAATCTAGAGTTACCGAATCTCCAGGAAAAAGAGCGTTTTCTACAGTAGTTGAGCTTGGATATGCTACCAAGGTCTGACCAGCAGAAAATGTAGTGGGCCAAAGGGTCATACAATTAGAAGGCGTGCCCCCGTAATTATACTGAACCTCCAAATACCCCAAAGACACATCCTGTGTTACGGGGAACATCCCAAAGGATCCAAAATCAAACTCAATAGTTCCAGGCGGCAAGCCCAAATACGCAAGAACTGTCTTGCTAGGATTGGCTACAGCCTGGCTAGAACTAGGAAAATCGTGAGGATTATTTAAATCTACCGGATCATCATAATATTCACTTGCTCCTACATCATAACCACAAATAGATCCAACTAGATGAGCAATAACAGTATAACTATAAGCCTTATTCTGCGAAACTTTCAATCCCTGTGTGAAAGTTGCCTTATACTCAAAAGTAGGACTATTGGTCCCTGCTCCTGTGATTGTAGTTACAGGAGTAGTATATCCCCAGGGAATAGTAACCAGTGCAGTTTTATTGGTAGGACTATCTGCAGGTTTTGCGGCAGTAGCCAACGTAGAGCTGTCGTAATACGTTCCACTATGCCAAGTATCTACGTAATCATGTGCTAAAATAGCAATCTGGGTCTGCAACTGCGTAACAAGATCTCTATGCTCTTCCCATTCCTGGCTTTGCCTATTTGCAAATCTTGCGAGTTCTGCAGTCACTGTGCCAGTGGAACCGTAAGGAATCTTGGTCCAACCAAGCTGCAAGTTATTAATTGCACCGTCATTAATGCTAACGACAGAACTAAGCGTAGCATTATCACGAGCCGTTATGAGTTCTGCATCAGTGTAGTAATTGGTGACATTGTTGGTATAAGGATAGTCATCGATAGGAGTTGTTGGATCATCAACCTGAAATTCGCTGATGGAACTATTCCTACCAGGAACCATCTTACTGCCATCTACAGTCCATTCTGCAACCATCCCATAGTCCGATCCTTGAAGAACCTGATCTGTGAGATAATCATTAAGAGGTTGTCCATCCACCAGAGTTGGAAGAGTAACAGGATCTCCGCCAGCGAGAAGAAAACGAACACTCAGTGCTGTGAGGAGATTAGTATTGAAATTCACAGCTCCTGTGATAAACCGTGTGTCAATTACATTGAGGAACAAAAAACGGCCCTGGATGAAATCTACTGCAATAGGATCCCGCGACTGCTTTAGATAGTCATAAAGAGCGGTGAAAACCTCCTTAACCTGGAATCCTCGTGCGATCTGCTTAATGCCAGTGTTTGTGCAGGCATAATGTTCCTCATCAGAAACACCCGTGCAAACTTGTTTAGAATCCCAAATACCTGCGTTTTCAACAATAGTATCCGCGGAGAAGAGCATACTTCCACTAGTGTTATAAGAAACGCCGGTGATGTTCTTCGTGGAATAGATTACGAAGCCATTTCCGAAAGCCCGGATGGAAACAATCCGACCCAGCACATCGTTAAAAATTGCATTTCCTGCGAGTGTTTCAATGGCAGGAGTGAAATCGGAGAAGTCGAGGTTAGAACTCCAAGAAACAGAGTTGGCAGAATCCCAGAATCCCAACCTACCATTGGCGCGAAAAATCCCCATCTGCCCTGACATATTCAAGAAAGACGGAGTAATAGTGGAGAAGGTTCCTGCAAAACTAAACTTACTTACAGTGGTTTCTGCTTGACGATAGATATATAGATCATTCTCAATAATACAGGAGCTCCACTGCTTATAAGTTCCACCTGACAGTGCAGTCATGGCGACGCTTTTTGTCCAACTCACGCTAGCAGTAGTAGGATCCGCAGTGTAGATTCCATCACTGCAAAGAGCTACCAGCCGGACACTATAATCGTTACGCTGGAAGACGATAACATAATCACACCCACCAGCAGTAAGAGAATTAATATTAACGCGCGGCGTAGCATCGAAGTAGCTTCTATAACCATATGCAGTGGGAAGGAAGTTATATCCTTCATATGCCATTACAGGCAGAATCCGCTCTGGGGAATCCTCTCCAGCTGTAACCATAAGATTCGTAGTTACGGTTTCTGGATCCATTGGAAGGAAGGATCGAGTTAGATCAATTACTTGAGTTTTCAACATTTCATTATCTCCTACTAAACTGATATTCTAAGCCAAGGCCGGCCCAGCTTTCTATTACTGTAACACGGAGAGAGCCGCTCCCAGAAAGTGCAATTGCACTAATGCTCATAGTTCCAGGGGAAACTGTTACGACGACGTTTTTAGGAAGAAACATTGCGTCAGGTAGCAAAGTTCTGTCCGCCGGAATACTGGCTGTCGCGCCAAAGCGAACGATGCAATCCACTGTAGAACAAAGTGTTACTGTCTTATAATTTCCGGTGAGCGTTAAAAGCGTGGATGCAGTACCAGAGACGGCAATGCTGTAGAAACCGCGCGGCCTAATTGTTTCATTAGGAACAGGAACTCCGTCAGCAGTAGCTAAAGGATACCTTGCATTAGGATCAGCCATTAGTATAACTCCGCATTGAGTTTGACAGTATGGACTCCGTTGTCGGCAGAACTATTAGTTTTTATGATGAGAGCGTCCTTCGTGGTTCCGGTAGTCGTTACAGTTATAGGGGCATTCACTGTAGGAACTGCTCTCATATCAATTAAATGACTTTCATAACTATCACGAAGGTACAAATCCGCAGTGCGGGCATAACGACAGCATTCGTGTTGAACTACTGCCATACTCTTTGTCTCCCGTATATAGTTTTGATTTGTCTCATCATATATGAGATATATGCCCCGAATAATCAACCGGTCATCGATAGGATTAGTGTCCTCATATGTGAATTTTCCACTGACAGCAATCGCCATCTGAGTAGTAGTTGGTTCTACATATACATATATACTGTGTAATCCAGGATCCAGAGTATTAGGAGGATAGGTATATGACTCACTAATAACCGTTGCTGTAGTCCATCCAGAAGAAGATCCAGAGGCCATCAATTCATTCTCACCCTCTCCCTGGTGCACGCTAAGTGTCAACTCTTCTATAAGGGAGGTAGCAGAGTGCTCAGCGACTAATAGTAGACTCATAGAGAGATTCTGGAATTTTATGACGTCAACACTATCAAAAACCTGCACCAGATAAAAATAGCCAGTTATAAGTCCATCTGTCCTCTCTATGGTAATACCTGGATCAGTAATGTCTCCAGAGATGGTTGTAGTAAATCCTGCATCCTCGGCCTGGCCATACCAGCGAAAGCAATGCTCAGACCATCCAGTAGTGGATTCAAAAGCTACACTAAGATGATCATCTGCGTAATATAAAAAATTTGAATTATGAGCGTAATTCCAAGGATATGGCGGAGTTCCCGATCCCCCACCTCCTGAAGGGGTACTCCAGGTTCCGTCCCCTCTCCAATATGTTGTATTGCTAGCACCCATACCACTATTGAGATTTGTTACAGGGAGATTTCCAGTTACATCAGTGGAGAGACTGACCGCTGCCCAAGTAGGGACTCCCGAGGCATTTCCATGTAGAACTTTAGTTGTAGTTCCTAGATCTGAGAGTGTAGTAAGGTCATCCGTAGCATTAGCTACCGCAATTCCATTTACAGTGAATGGGCCAAGAGTGAAAGCTGCGGGAGTTTGCCAATTGGCATTGAAGTCTACTGTATCTATTTTAGTAAGAACTTGACCAGCAGACCCGCCCATAGGAAGCCCAGTTCCTGTAGCGTCGGTTTTCCAATAAACATTGAAATCAACGCCGTCTACTTTAGCCAAGACTTGGTTTGTAGATCCTCCGATAGGAAGCTCAGTTCCACCTTCAGTTGGAAGTTCATGATAAAAGGTATCAAATCCCATTAGTGAATACTCCCCAGAAATTCCTTAAACTTAGTTACGACGCCTGTGAGAAGAAGGGCGCCAAGAAGAATAAGAAAGGCATTCACGGCTGACTTTATGGCAGTAGATTTGAGGCTCTTGATCAATTCCTTGCTAGCCTTTTTATCATCTTCCCGTTCGATATGCTCAGTTTTGTGATGCTCTATTCCATAAGGAAATGCCTGCAGGATCTCCTCCAATCTTTCAAGAATTCTATCTATTTTCTCGGCGTCCGATAGTCCATCATACTTTCGTCGATCCTGCTGCATTCTTATTCTCCTTATTATTTTTATTTATACCGCATATCCGTGTTGAATGTCGGTTTCCATTACTTTCAGAAGGTCTGCCCCGGTTTTCCTATTCCCCGCTGCGGCTTGGGTGTCCCCGATAGATTCAAAAATAATAGCCGCAGCTTCGTGAATGATAGCATATGGACAGATATCTAAGAGCCAGAACGTTTCATTATTCTTCAGAGCAGGAGCGTAGGAATAATAACCGACTGCAAGAGTTACCGATGTCGCCGAAGGGTTAATCATAAGATTGGTGCCAGCCATGTAATATATGTCAGTCTGCATAAAACTACCTGGCTGGAACACTTTATCAGGGGGGAGGTATTCCAGATAACGATAGGCACCTGGCTGTTTAACATATTTCCACTTCCGGAAACGAGTAAGTGGCGGAGAGATGGCAGTTAGATCGACCGTTTGCGCGTATAAAGCTGAGTTAATGGGAATAGACGTCTCGACCAGATCTTGAGGGTATTCTCCCTTTAGGATAGCTTTGGAAAGAGCTGAATTAACGGCCATCTCCGCAGCGGTTAATTTATCTGGCCGCTTTACCAAATCTAGAACTATTGTAACACATTCAGAGAAGTTCATTGTTCAGCTCCTTTCTTATTATGGATCCAAACCACTGCCAGCAACGAATATGCTATCAAGCAAACTATTTGACCAACCAGTAGCAAGTCGCATTTGGTTTACTTTTGCATCTGTACGCCGAACAGTACCTGAGTATTTCCAGAAAATTTTCTGAGCTGGCGTTCCTGTGGTAAGAATACCAGTAATATATGCCTCTAGCTCAGTCAATCTAGTCTGTCCAATAGCCAGAGCTCCTGCATGAAGTTGGTTTAGGTTAAGGACAATAGAAGAAGGATCAGCGACTGCATCTGCTGGAGGGATATCTGCTCCGGTAAATACCGTGATGCGCGCCCCATAAGCAATATACTTTGGATCAGGGATTGCCTCGGCTTGGGCTTTTCCGGCAGTCGTATTCGGGAATTTTGTGATCGCCATGTTATCAACCTCCGTACTGAACGATGAATTGCAACGGGATAATGATGAGGGAATCCGTATTGGCCCCCAATTGACCAGAGAACGAAATAGTCTGATCAACTGATGTATCTACCGTTGTAACATCACCACTGTACGTCGGTGCAGAAGATCCACCATCCCATGCGCTTGAGGTTGCATTCGTTCTGTTACCGATCTGCTGGTTCACCACGCCCATGTTGGACCTTGTTGAACTAACTAATTGATCAAGGTTGCCCGTTGTGACTGAAAAGCGTAGAGTGTCAGAGCTGCCAAACCTAATCCTCAGCGTCTTATTCGTTGCAGAATTCGTAGCGAACCATTTCAGCTTGGCGACCGTGGTTCCGTTCGGCCCCATGCTGCCGCCCGGCATCGTGAAAGCCGGGCCAAGAATTTCTGTGACGACCTGCGTGATTCTTCCCGCAGCCAAATGCGGCAGAGGTGTTGGCGATGAAACAAACGCCGGTTGCCCGGTTCCAGAGTAGGTTTCTGAGAAAACTTCGCCATTGGTGCCGTTTATCATGTAGCACCGATACCAACCGCCTGTTACTAGACCTCCTGCTCCCGCAGGAAGGTAGCAATAACCGCCGGAGGCCAGAACATTGAATGCGGAGGCCATCGGGGCTTCAGCACTCAGCGTGAAAACCCCGCGAGTTCCTGTGAAACTCAGACCCTCACTTCCGCCATTGCCTGGCGGAATCCAAAATGGAATACCAGTCTGGTAAATAACTCTATCAGTAGTAAACCTAGTAGCACCCTCTCGCATTGGGACATTCCTAATCCCTCCGCCATCATTATAAACATGTACAAATTCAGCCATTTTTTATTCCTTAGCTAGATAAGAAAAATCCCCATTGTCCAGAAATGGCTGGGAGCAGACCATAAGACAATGGGGATTATAAACCACATAGAAATTAGCCAGTAGCACCAGCCGTAAGACCCTCGATAATCACACAGCCGTAGGGATTACGAAGTTCAACAGCCATTTCCGAAGTAAAGCTACCGCCCTGACCATCTGTACCATTTTCTACGATCTGACCACCGGCACCATATTGTTCAACTTTGGCGTTCCGGCCGGGCATGTAAGCCAGTTTAACCGACGGAATATCAACAATGATGAGACGGCCAGCAGTTTCGTCGTAACCATTAAGCAGCGAATGCTCCAGAAGTCGCAGCGTGCCTTTATAGAACTTGAAGTTCTGATAATCCATACCGAAAGTAGTAGTTTCCGGAGTGAGATTAACAGTACCGTTCTTAATAGCAATCTCGTTCATAACCTGAATTGCTTTAGCATCGCCGAAAGCATAACGCAGACGAGGATTGCTCAGATCCGTCGAATACTTAAAGGCTTTGGCACAATACCCAATCAGTTGCGTAAGGGTAGTCGTCGAGCCAACAGTAGCCGCAGTAATGAAGTTAGCATCCGAAGTATATTGACGAACTGCGTCAAAAATACCCTGCGTCGTATGGATAGGCTGAGCGCCAGAAGTATCCATTTTCGCTTGACCCCAAATAACTGCGGTTTCTTGCTCAATGGTATGCATCACCGCGGCATCTTTACGGTTTTCAGCCACATTATTGTAGCCGATTTCCATCATACTAGCAGCGGCCGTACCAGTAATCGCCCAGGCATTCCGGAAGATTTGCGTGTAGTTCGGAACATACACAACAGGGAATTGACGAGCGGTAGGACGAGAGCTGTTTTCTGCTTTAGCCGAGCCGACCTTGATGATTTTCTGACCGGAAGTACCAGCGGCATCAGCAATACGACCATAGGCTTTAGTAACAGTCAGAGTCGTACCAGAAATAGCAGTAATCCGCATGTTTTCTTTACTGGTGTTGTTATGGATAATGTCATCCACACCAAGACCATTAGCAGAAGTAACGGAAATAGTAGCAGCACCAATCGAGTAGTTAGCTGCCAGCGTAGTAGCGATGAATTCCGTAGTCTTACTGAAATATCCGTGGGTCGACGCTTTAGCGGTAGTAGTACCAAGCATCGCAGAAAGACCAGAAATAGGACTCGCACCATTGGGGCTAAGACGCATAAGTTCCGCACAAAGCGACTTAGCGTTCAGTTCCGTGGGATGACCAGTGCGGGGGACTGTATTAAATACACCTTCGAGAAAAGCCATTTTAAAACCTCAAAAAGAAAAATTAACCGTTAAGAAAAGCTTCCCAATCCTGAACCTGTCCTGCTGTTTGGGTCTGACCGGGGGTATCTTGTTGTTTTGGATTTAACGCTGAATAGACCGTGTTGAGGTATCTTACAGCTTCTTCCTTGATTTGTGACGGAGTAGCATCCGGGTTTTCTTTTGCAAGAGCCTGGGCGATTCTAACAAGTTCCTGCTTAACTACAGGGTGATTTGCGTTAGGAACCGACGCCAGTTCATTGCTAATAAGAGAGCTTTTAACGGCTCCATCAACTAACTTTTTCTCATGTTCCGCACGAGTATTAAGATGCGTATCTGTGAGAGCGGTGTTATGTTGAAGTGCTGCTTTATATGCATTTTGTGCTACTGTATTCATGAGAGCTACCATCGCCGCCGCATCACCACTTGTGGCTTTTTGCAGAAGGTCAGGATTCACTCCCTGAGTGAAATTCAATTTACCACCAACTTCGTCCAATACCTTTCCATCCAGACTAAAAGAAGGCGTATCAGAAGATTCTGCCGGTTTATTTGCATTTTCGAGCATCGTCTTATATGAGTCAAGTGGGTTAATTGGCTCAGTTGGCGTTTGTTGCACTGGAGCTGCGGGAACAGAAGGAGCAGCAGCCGGAATTTGCGAAGCGGGACGACCCAGAATGGAGTCAAGAATACTCATTGTTTTATTCCTTCGATAGAAAGTAAGGTTGCTAGAACTTCAAGTTTTCCTGTCGTCAAAGTATGTTTGCTAAGCACTGACGCAGGTGTTTCATTAAGCACAGGGAGAGCTAAGAGATCCTTCGCACTCTCCGCACCTAAAATATGAAGGTATTTCCTAACTGTGGCGTTGGAAAATACCTCGTAAATCAAAGCTTCTTCTTCCTGAGTAAGAGGTTGAACTGGAAATAGATTGTCAATCATTGCATAAGTTCCTGTTGTCGAAGTTGAAGCCCTTGTTCTCTTGATGCTAATTCCTGCTGTCGGAGATCATTTTCTTGCATAATCCTTGCCAAATCCCCTACTGGACTAGCTTGATTTTCTTCGCTTTCAACTGCTTGTTGTACCTGTGGATTATACTCTTCCATACCACGAATACCCATCAATTGTGCAAGGTGAGCTACGATATTTGGAAGCATCATACCGTAGGCTTGTTGAAGAAGCGGACTCTGGCTAATCATCTGAGTCAGGTTAATGATAGCTTCTGTACTTGCCAACTTACTTTTCGGAGTATAGCCATCTGCAACCCGGAATGAAAGAACTTTCTGCCTCATCTCTGAAACTCTGGCTTGCATAATCTGGCCTGTCCTCTGAGAAGAAACTACAGCATCCTCTCCGTACTGGAAGATATTGAACTTAAGGATTTCCTTCAGAGGGACAAAGAACTGATATTCTAGAGCTAGAGCTGGGAGACGAAGCCTTGCATCCGCATTCCCCATGGTGTCGCGCCATTCAGTGACGGACTTATTTCCCTTTTGAAACTGTCCTTGGAGAGGATTATTAAGTCCTGAAAGCTCTTTGCCGAAATTGACAATCTGCATTCCGTTCTGAATTGCGTTTTCTGTCCCACGACTATCGAAAGGAATGGGATAGTAAGAATCACTAATTGGACGGTTATTCAGTTGATTAGTCTTAACCGGAATTTTTGGAGCAGGGACAGGAGAATTTACGTCAGAAGGACGAATTACATTCGGATCATACAAAGCTCTGTCAGAAACAGCGCGGCGGCTGGCATTAAATTGGATATTAAAAAGCGTCCCTGCCGCCTGCTGAATCGGGATACTTCCCTCTGCAATGGACTTCGTCTGATACCCAAGTCCGTCTTCAAAGGGCTGACCAAAAAGAATCGGAAGATGGTCATAAGCAGAAATAATTCTTTTAACCTGCACTACCGTGTCCCCGTTCACTATTGTGAATTTGAAGATCTGGGGAGTATTTGGCATGGGACCAGAAATTCCTAAATCCGCCGGAGCCACACGGGCATAAAGTTTGAATACTTCATAGTTCCCTAGGACGCCGCGAGCCCGGTTTTGCGAACCATAACCGAGGAAACTAGCCCAATCAATCATAGTAGTGGGCTTTCTCGAAGCAATGTAATCAGAAACTTGAGGGTGCATTACGTAGTTAGGGGCATCTGCACTGATATAACTTGCAAGAGCCTTATCTACATTAAGGGCGTCACCTTCGATTGAGATCTTGTTAAGAAGTCGCTTTAGCTTGGGCCGGGAAAGAATGCTAATGTAGCCAGCATAATCTCCTTCTTTCGCAATATCCCCGGGATTTGTGTTTTTATCCCAGACAGTATTGTATAGATCAAGACGACGAAGCTTTGTATAATGAACTGCTTTCCTTTTGAGCTTCCGAATTTCATCCTGTGCAATTTCGTCAAGGACGTCATATTGATCGACAGAAGTCCAATCACATTCCACGGCGCCTAAATTATACTTAATGCTATCGCGAAGAAATATGAGAAGCTCACGAGGATAACCCCCAAGAATGCTATGATCGTCCAGTAAAGCCTCAAGTGACTCCGCAGATTGTTTATTAGTCGGGTTAGACACAATAGGGAATAGTGGGGTTCCGGACAGGAATACTTCCGACA